AAAAAAACTTTCAGTAAGTTTTGGTAATTTATTAAAAGCAGCAGGAATTGTAGCCTTACTTAATAAAGCATTTGAAATTTTTAAGGATGTAATGAGTAAGAATCAAGGAGTAATGGATGCATTTAATGTAGCTATTGGTGCTATGAGTATTGCATTTAATGACCTTTTTAAATTCATATCAGATAATGTAGGACCTATTACAGAATCATTTAAAGCTTTATTTGAAGATCCTCAGAAACAACTAGCAGCTTTAGGAGATGCAATTAAGACAGGTCTTATAGATAGGTTCCACGAAGCTATGGAAGTAGGAGGATTAGTAGCTAAAGCTTTTGGGAAGTTAATTAAAGGAGATTTTAGTGGTGCCATAGATACAATGGGAGAAGCAGGGAAACAGATGGTAGATGTATATACTGGAGTAGATGATAGTTTTGAAGATGTTAAAACTGCAATAGTAGATTATACATCAAAAGTTATTGATTTATCAAAGGCACAAGTACAAGCTAACAAAGATGCTGAAATTGCAGCTATAATGAATGCTAAATTAAATGCTCAATATTTAAAAGAAGCTGAAGATTTAAGACAGATTAGAGACAATGTCAATTTAACTTTCAAAGAAAGAATGGAAGCCAATGACAAGCTTAATGGAGTTTTAGAAAAGCAGCAAGCATTACAAAAAGATGCTTTGCAAACAGAAATGAATGCTTTACAATTAGCATTTAATACCAATGCTAGTGATGAAAATAGNATAGCATTAATGCAAAAAGAAGTAGAAATGCTTCAATTAGAAGAAGCAATTAATGGNCAGATGTCAGAGCAAAAGACTAATGCAATAGCTTTAGAAAATGAATTAAGAGATGCAAAGTCACAAACCCTACTAGCAGGATTAGAAGGAATGGAGTTAGAGTTAGAAGAGCTGAAGTTAAATTATGAAGAGCAGGTACGTTTAGCAAAATTAGCAGGAGAAGAAACAACTGCAATAGATGAAAAATATGCTAAAGATAAAAATGCTATTACTCAAAAATCTGTAAAACAACAGAAGAAATGGAGTGAGATGTCTCAGAAACAACAACTAAGCATTGCTGGTAATACTGCTGGTAATCTTTCAAAAATAATGGGAGAAGAAACTGAAGCAGGAAAAGCCTTTGCAGTAACTCAAGCTACTATTGATACTTATGTAGGAGCTACTGCTGCTTATTCGTCTATGGCAGGTATTCCAGTAGTAGGTCCTGTCTTGGGTGGTATAGCAGCTGCCGCAGCTATTGTAGCAGGTATTCAAAATGTTAAAGCTATTACAAGTGCAAGTTCTTCAGGTCCTAGTGGAGGAGGTGCAGCTCCATCTACTTCAACTTCAGCACCAGCTCCTCAAATGATGTCAGGAGAATTTAATTTAGCAGGAGGAGTAGAACCTGAGCCAGTCCAAGCTTTTGTAGTTACAGATCAAATGACTAACAGTCAAAACCAGTTAGCAAATATAAGAAGAACCTCAACAATTTAAAAATCAAATTAATTAATTAAATATCTATTATATAATATGCCGTGTGAAAAATGTGAAGATGGAAAAGTAAAATGGGGAAGTACTGGAAAATGCGAGTATGACACTATTGCAGAATGTGAAGCTGATAATAAAGACTACTATAAAAAAAATACTATGAGACCAACACCACTAGGAAAAAAGTCGTATGAAGAATACGAGAAAGAATTAAAAGAATTTAACTTGAGTAAAGTTGAAAGAGTTGAATTAGCTTCTATAAAAGAATTAGAAACACAAATCAAAGGAATGAAAAGTGCTTTAGAATTTGTAGATGCAAGAATAGATGAAGGAGATAAATATATAAAAGAATTAATAAAATATAGGAATTTTTCTTTAAATGTATATTCAACACTAATCAAATTAAAGCCTAAAATGCAAGAAGTAGCACAAAAAAAATTAAATGAATTTGAAAAGGCAGCAAAAGAATTAGGCGTTTCAGTCAGTAGTGTATCACAAGTTAAAGAAATTCAAAAATTAATTACTGATACTGAGAGTCAAATGAAAAGGACTAAAACTTTAATAAAAAGATTCGAACAACAAGGATTAAAATAATATGAAAGAAACTAGAATAGTAGAACTTGTAATAGCAGATGATTCTCAAGAGTTAGCAATAGACGCTATTAGTCTAGTTGCTAGTCCTGCTATTGAAGAAAACTTTGTATTTTTTGGAAAAGAGAAAAACAACTTAACACTTGCAAAAGTAGATGAAGAAAAACGTATGCTTGTAAGTCCTGCTCTTATTCCTAATAAGCAAATATTTAGATATGATCCAAATACTGATTCAGACTACTATGTTTATTTTAGTCCTGAGACAGTAAGACAGGCTAGTGAACTTTATTTAAAAAACAATAATCATCACAAAGCTACATACGAACACCAAGACAGAGTAAGTGGAGTCTTAACTGTTGAATCTTGGATTATTGAAGATCCAAAAAAAGATAAGTCTACTCTTTACGGATTTTCTTTACCTAAAGGGACTTGGATGGTAAAAATGAAAATTGAAAATGATGACCTGTGGCAAAAGATTCGGAGTGGTGAGCTAAAAGGTCTGAGTATAGAAGGTTATTTTACTAATAAATTTGAAGAAATGCAAAAACAACAACCAACACCTGAACAAATATTAAGTGCTTTAAATGAAATAATAAGAGAAGCTAAGACTGAACTAAAAGCAGAAAAGGTTGAGTTAGGACTAATAGATGATATAAAAGGTATGTTTCAAGATACTGATAAAGAAGTTTCTAAAGCTGAAGGTAGTTGGACTGCTGTATTAAACTCTGCAAAAAAAGTAAATGATGCTTATAATAAGGTTGTAGAAAGAGCAGACAAAACACTAAAAGCAATAGATTTAGCAGAAAAGCAATTAAAAGAATTAGGGGTAAAATCTCCATCTGAATTAAAAGGACAAAAGAAGATTGTAGAAAATCATATAATAAATGCTTATGATAATATTAAAAATGCAAAACAAATTAATAAATTTATCAAATAATCTAAAAATCAAATAAATAAAAAATTAATCTATTATATTAAAAAAGAACCTATGGACATTAAAGAACAAATACTAGTAGCACTCGGACTTAATAAAGAAACTGAAGTGTATATGGCTTGGCAAGGTAAATCGGAAGATGGAACTATTTTTGTATCAACTGCAGAAGAGTTAGAATCTGGAGTGGATATAAGTGTACTTACTGAAGANGGNACNACAATACTTTTACCTATTGGAACTTATAAGACTGAAGCAGGAGTATCTTTTAGAGTTGAAGAAGAAGGAGTAGTAGCTGAGGTTATGGAATCAGAAACTGAGGAAGAAGTAGTAGAAGAAGAAATGGCTGCTGAAGATGAAGAAAAGAAATATGCAGACGTTGCTGACTGGGAAGGTATGGAAAAAAGAATCCAAAACTTAGAAGATGCAGTAGCTTCATTAAAAGAAGAAAAAGTTGGAGGAGATGATGAGGTAGAAGAAATGGCAGTAGCTACAGAAGAGCGTTCTACAAGTCCTAAGACTATAACTACAAAAGAAGTAGTAGAATTTTCAATGGATGAATTAAAAGCTGAGAACGAAAAATTAAAAACAGAGCTTGCAGGAAGTCCTGCTGATGCTCCTATAAATACTAATAAATTTAGCTCAGAAAGAACTGTATTATCAAAAAAAGAATACAGAAAATTATCAAGCAGAGAAAAATTTATACACGACTTAAATAAATAAAAATTAATAATTAAAAAACAAAAATTATGGCATTTAATGTAACATCTGCATTTTCTGGGAAGGCAGCTGGATTTTATATCTCAGCGGCACTTAGACAAGCAAAATCGTTAGAGTATCTAACAATGATCGAAAACATCAAATTTAAAAGTAACATTCAACGTATGGCAGGTACAGACGTCGTTAGAGACGCTACGTGTGACTTTACTGACTATGGTACCTTAGCACTTACTGAGAAGGTCTTAGAGCCTAAAAACCTACAAATCAATTTAGATTTGTGTAAGAAAACTCTTTTGACTTCTTGGGAAGCTTTACAAATGAGAGCAGGAGCAGGAGCACCACCACCACCATCTTTCGAAGACTACGTTATATCATATATGGGCGAAATCATTGCTAACGCAACTGAAGAGTCAATATGGGGAGGTAGAGCTTTAGCAGCAGGTCCAGTAGGTGTAAACGGACAATTTGATGGATTCGTAGGACCTGTAATTGGTTACTTACTACCTGCAGAAGATGGTACAGTAGTACAATCAGCAGCAACTGCAGCTTATACTGCAGCTAACATTATTGCTAACTTACAAACTGCAGTAGCAGCAATACCAGCAGCAGTAATGCCAAAAGAAGACTTACATATATATATGAGTCCAGTTACTTATTCTTTCTACATACAAGCAGTATCTACATTAGGATATGTGAATGCTTACAATATGAACGGAGATTATGAGCCAGTATTTAACGGTTATAAAATAGCTGTATGTCCTGGAATGGTTGCTAATCAAGTAGTAATTGCTCAGAAGTCAAACTTATTCTTTGGAACTGATCTTTTAAGTGACGCTACTAGCATTAACTTACTAGATATGAGTCAGTTAGATGGTTCGGACAATATTAGAATGGTAGCAAGATACTCTGCAGGTGTACAAACTGGAGTAGGTGCTGATATAGTAAGACAGTCTTAATAAATTAAAACAGAGAAGGAGGGTGTAAAAGCCCTCCAACTTTATAACCTTAAAAAAATAAAAATATGGCTTGTGGATTATTAACACGTGGAAGATCCTTAGATTGTAATAGAATCAGTGGAGGTGTAAAAAAAATATTTTTCTCTGTATTTGATAAAGATGTATCTTTTACTTATGATGCTACACACCCTTTAGAAATTGATGCAATAGATTGGGACGGTAGTACTATTTATGAATATGTTATGCCCCTTGGTGTTTCTAGTATAACGGATACTATTGTTGGATCGAGAGAAAATGGAACTATTTATAACACTCCAACTGTAAATATTGTATTAAATAAACTTACAAAAGAAGATCAAAACGAAATTAAATTATTAGGAGCAACTAAAGTTAGAATTTTTGCTCAATTAAATCAACAATTAGCTAATGGACACGATGTATTC